TTAGAATCGAGCAATGTGGGTGTCGGTACCGCATCCCCAGTTGGTCTTTTACATACAAATGGTGGAACCGTGTTTATCAATGACCAAGTCGCTAATAGAGGAACCACGAGTCATCTTGATACACCCATAGTAGTATCCAATACAACTGCGATTGTGGGTACTTCAGATTTTAAGAATGTTCTCCAATTAGCCCGAGAAGGTGGTACGAGTGGTCAACACGGTGTGAGGAGTATATTTAAAATGGGAAAACATCAAACAACCTCTGGAACAGCTCGGTCTCAATTGAATTTATCATTAGCGAGTGATGATTATGACACGGAGAGTCATGTCATGACATGGCGAAGTAATAAGCGGGTGGGGATTGGTACTACCACACCCACGGCCCATTTGGAAATTTTAACTACGGGTATAGGAAATTTCAACACAAATGGCTTACTCGTTCATAATATTGAAGGTACTCCGGGTGATGCGATTATGGCTGCGAGAACGAGTAGTCTCAATTCAAATGCTTTCGCTTCCTTTGTACAAACTGACGGAAACTCGACATCGGCTATCGACGGTGCTCAGGGTTATTCTATGGGTGTAACGGGTGGTTCGGCGGCCGATTTTAGACTTACCAGAAATCCAAACGTGATTAACGAGTCTTCGACATGTAGAATTTTTATTAGTGGCAGCACCGGAAATATGGGAATAGGTACAGATGCACCCCGCGACAAACTTGAAATTAACGGTGATCTGGTATTAGATTCTAAAATAACATTTGGTGGTCTTCTTGGTGATGAATTTGGTAACACTATTATTAAAGAGCAGTTTTATAATCAGAATGCCGGTAAAACAGAATTACTACTTTTCAAGGGCAATGAAAGAACTGGTTTAGGTCCAGATAGGATCCGTTCAGTCGCCGCCGAACACATATTCGAGACATATCCCAATGTTTCGGGTTTAGACACACAAGAGAGGCGTGATAACATAATCGCGGATAATGCGTCTAGTGTTGGTGTTAAGAGTTTAGTGATTACACCTTCGGGTCGTGTTCTTATAGGAAGAAGTAGCGAAGCTGGTTTAGGTACCGATGTTAAATTTTTCTGTGATGGCGGTTTTGCTTTCCCCTCGGGTGAAAAGATTAAAACTGGTAAGATGAATATGTATTCCGGTTTATCCGATGGAAATATAGACACGGAAAATACAGCTAACTTAATCATAAATAATTATATTACTGCAACGGATACATATAAAGAAAACGTAAGAATAACACCCGAGGGCCTGGTTGGTTTTGGAACCACCGTTCCCGAATCAAATGTTCATATTTACTCCAACGCATCGGGAGACATAGATGTTCTCAAACTCCAAAATCCGGGTACAAATAACAAGGTCGGTCTCACTCTTAACACAAATGATAATTACGGTGGATACGTGAGAGGTTTTAGTGACTCCACCCATTCTGTACATGGTACGGTGATAGGTGCTGTGAACAATGGTACCGAAGGGGATGGTATACACATAATACATACTTCGAATGTGGGTGTTGGTACCGTAAACCCCAGTGAGCATTTCACTGTGTATAACGGTACGGCTCGTTTAGAACATGCGACGAGTAATGCTATTCTCGAGTTCAAGACGACTGGTGGAGTGTCCAATATCTATGGTGACCACACAGGTAATGTATTTATCGATCCAGTTAGGAGTTTCATCGTGAATAGCGATACTGAAATTGTTGGTGACCTTCAAATCGATGGTAAAATTGATTTAGGTAACCAGGTCGCTGTAGACCTCGGTGGCCAGGATGCTACATCTGCACTCGAAGTAGGTGGAAGTTTCATTTCCAACTCGAATGAAGTTGCCTGTAAACGATATTCAAAAACATTCACACGAACGAACCAAGAAAGTCAGGATGTACAGCTACGATTCAACAATAATTCCTTTTATGCTAAGATTGTTGCCATCTTGAGATCTGATTTTAATGTGAATGATATGAGTACTTTAGTCATAGAAGTTCAAGGTGGTACACGTGACGGGGCGACTCCATCCGAAAATATAACGATGGGTAATAAAAGTCTTTTCGGCGGTGGTAACTTACACCCATGGAATCCCACGGTTACGACAGGTAAAAACGGTATTCTTTTCGCCCCAGAAGTTACATCGGGACGTACGTATTATTACGACCTTTTTGTTGAAGTTATAACATCTCAAGGTGCTAAATTAACTGAAGTAAGAACAAATAACCCCGGTGTTGATAATTTCTCCGGAACACAATTGGTAACGTTTACTCATTAAATTTACTACGAGGGAGTACCCCGCGGTAGATTCAACATTTATGCCCTGATGGAATCAGAGATGGCTAGTGCGACTACGCCAACAATGAAAGCCATGATGACGTAATTCATTTCAGTTTCTTCACGACCGACCTGAGACTTTACAGGTTCGGCCTTGGCCTCGGCGACAACTTCTTGCTGTCGAACGGGAGGCTCGAGCTCCTCAAGCGGGCAATACGCTATCATTTATATATATTTAGAGATTAATTTCGGTCTTCTTCTTTCGACGAGTTCTTTTGGGTTTGGCTCCACCAACATTAACTTCTTTGACTTCACCACCTGTAGAATCTCCTGATACGGAAATGATATCAGAGAGATCATCCTCCTCTTCCATGATGGGATCAACCGAATTTGATTGTCCCATGGTGGTGTTCATAGGTGGTGGTGGGGGCATCATGATATTACCCATCAAATTCGAAATGTCCATACCCGGTCCTTGCATTTCGTATTGTCCCGTACCTCCTACGGGTGCGTCATCAGAGGGACCTCCCGGTGCGCGTGTGGTATTCTGTACTGCCGACATCATATTCTTAACAAGGTCTGGGTTCTGCTTGATGACGTCATTCATGTTGGGCATAACTGATTTGAACATAGAATTGGTAAGATGGAACATCATCGCAGAGCCACCGAGCATCATGATAAGCTTGACCTCTGGTGCGACGTTCACCTTCGAGCGGTACTTCACATACAATTCCTCAAAGACTCCGTCATAGTCGTCAACATTCTCCATCACAGACTCAGACCAACCCTCGAGTTGAATCTCAAAGGGGTTGTATCTCTTGTTAAGAAACTCAAGCCCTGTTACACATGCGATGAGCATACGCCTCGAAAACCGAACGGATTGTTCTACATCTATGCTATACGTGATACGCTTAACCTCCGATCTGAGTTCGTCAATCCCCGAGTATGCATTCAGTCGTTTGTTCACAGCGAATCCCTTCTTTTCTAACCGTCCAAGTTTATTAACAAGGTCCGCCTTTTCCTCGTCAATTGATGTATACCCCTTGGAAGGTTGTTCCGCCTGTTCACCTGGCCCTGGCCCCATGGGTTCATCATCGAACATCATCGGTTCATCTTCACCGTAATCAATCTCTTCATCTTCCCTATTATGAACCGGAACACTCTGTTTGTTGGGATTCACAAAAGCATCCATCGCTTCTTGGTGTTGGGCAGTTCCAGGTCTTTGCATTGGTCGTGTTGTGGGTCTGGGTACTGGCTTCGGTCGTGGAGCGGAAATTTGAATCTCATCCATGAGTGCCTGCTCATCAGCATCTAATTTCATCACATTCGTTTGACCCCTGTCGAGTACGATTTCTTCGTCCATCTACTCTCTATGTAGAAACTAAGAAAATGTCTTTAACGCACTTCAAAAATTATATATGTCTATTATAAATGTTCAAACTCAATCTCAACCGTGCCGATCGTAACGCTCTCGTGGCGATGACCGTGTTGATAATTCTCATCACCATTCTTGGTTTCATGAATGTACGAAGCTCTAAGTACCAACCCAGGCCAATTACTATTACACCCGTCAGTGAGGAGTCTCTTTTTGACCTCGAGTCTGATGTTGATTGTGTTGCCGGTGGGGGTAAAAAGGATAGCCCTTACTCGGTTGGTCTCACTCCAGGTGGTCTCTGTGGTGCACAGGAATTAGTCGGTGCCCACGCTGGTTATGAGATCGCGGACGGAATCGGTGGATCTTTAATCTAAGCTATTTATAAATATGGCCCTGATTACATCGCCAACGGAAATGATTCCCGATCTTAATTATGAATATCACACCATCACTATTGATAGTGTGGGTCAGGGTAGTGCAAATACTTTTACTTGTCATCTTCAGCAACCCCTGAAGAATGTGGTTCAGGCTAGACTTGTGGGTGCTCGCATCAACACGACTACAGCCACTGAACATTGTTATGTATCTATAAGTGAACTTGACTCCATTTTCTCTGACAGGGCCTCCAATGTTCTCACGGGTCAATCATCTTTGAGTATTCTTCGTAACTCATTCGCCAGTCTCGTCACTGCCGATGATACAGGTATAATAAGTTTTAAAGATGACTACCCCGTTGCGACACAATACGTAAACCC